ACAAGTGCTAGTGATAACTTTAGTTACTCAGTTGCTATATCAGGTAACACTGCTATTGTCGGTGCTCATCAAGAAGATGAAAATCGGAGCTCTACTAACTCTGGTAAAGCCTACATCTATGACCTAACAACTTTTGCTACTGCACCGTCAACTATTACTTCTTCAACATATATACTAGACAATCCTAATGCATTTGATAGTGCGCTTTTTCTAGAAGGACTAAATTCACTTAAAACAAGCGGTAATTATACAATTGCCTCAACGCAAGATACAAGTGGAGATATAAATAATAATTATTTGGTAGCATTATATGATAATACTACAAGCGAATTGATTCGTACATTAGAACCTCCTGGTTCTATTGGGCATGGGTTTGGTTATGCGGCTGATATAGATGGCAACTATGTTATTATTGGTGGGCCGTATGAAAATGATGCTGGTGGTAATCAATCAGGTATAGCATATATATTTGACACAACAACTGGTGGATTACTTTATACACTAGATAACCCAAATGCATATAGCACAAGTGCTAGTGATTACTTTGGGTTTTCAGTTGCTATATCAGGTAACACAGTTGTTGTTGGAGCATATTTAGAAGATGATGCCACTTTAAGTAATTCAGGTAAAGCATATGTTTATGATATAACTACATTTCCTACTACACCGTCAACTATCACATCTGCAACCTATGTACTAGATAATCCACACGCTATTGGAGGAGTAAGTGATAAGTGGTTTTCTGCATCAATTGCTATATCAAATAATATAATTGCTATTATGACTGATAATAGACCACTATATGTTTATGATATTACTACTTTCCCAACAACCCCGTCAACTATTACAAGTGCTACTTATGTACTAGATATTCCATTTATCCCTGTTGGTGCTACAGACTTCTTTAAACAAGGAGTTGCTATAGATGGTGATTATATTATAATTGGTAATTATGAAGATGATACTGATGGTACTAATTCTGGTAAAGCTTACATCTATGATATAACTACATTCCCTACATCACCGTCTACTATCACATCTACGACCTATGTCCTAGATAATCCTAATGCTTATGGTACAAGTGCTAGTGATTACTTTGGTTACTCAGTTGCTATAGATGGTAACACTGCTATTGTTGGCGCATATGGAGAAGGTGATGCAAGTGGTGAATTTAATTCTGGTAAAGCCTATGTTTATGATATAACTACATTTCCAGCTTCACCTGCTACTATTACAAGTGCCACTTATGTATTAGATCATCCTAATAAATGGGGTGCTTATGGTTCAGGTCCTGGCACTTCTGAGAATATGTATTTTGGAGCTAAGGTTACAATAGATAACAATAATATTGTTGTTGGTGCTGATGGTAGCTACCATAGCCAAGCTTTGTTATATTTCTATAATATAGAATCTATATCTGAATCTTCAATAAACCAAGCAATCTTTAATCCTGTTATTGAAGAGGCAGAAACTGTAATAGAATCAAGTCTTGGCGGATTTTTAGCTGAAACAAATATAACGGAAATAATATCATTATTAGATGCTCAAATAAATCAAGTATTGTCTAATAAAATTATCTCAGAAGCTGTATCTTTATTAGAATCTTCAATACGCCAAGCAGAATTTAATCTTGTTATAGAAGAATCTTCAACTGGATTAGATACTTCAATAAACACATTAATTGCAAATACTATTATTAATGAATTAGGTTCTGTTTTAGAGGCATCAGCAAGAACGATTGTTGCTAATAGAAGTTTAACTGAAACCAATACATCAAATGAGGTTCTATTAGGACAAGTAGTCTTTAATCCAGATATACAAGAAATTGTTAGTGCTATTGAAACACAATTATCACAAGCCAACTTTATTACTGTCATAGAAGAACTAAGTACTGCAGTTGAATCATCTTTAAGAAGCATTCTTGCTAATAGATCAATACTAGAATCAATTGTTTCACTAGATACACCAACAAGAACTTTAGTTGTTAATAGAAGTTTAATTGAAACCAATACATCAAATGATACACAATCAAGTCAAGCTGACTTCGTTTCTGCTATATTAGAAACCAATACATCAAATGATACACAATCAAGTCAAGCTGACTTTAATCCAATTATAGAAGAACTAAGTACTGCGATAGAATCTTCTTTAAGAAATATTCTTGCTAATAGATCATTACAAGAATCCATTATATCATTAGAAGCATCAACAAGAACTTTAGTTGGTAATAGAAGTTTAACCGAAATTAATGTATTATCTGATGTACAATCAAGTCAAGCTGACTTTAATCCTTCTATTACTGAAGCTCAAAGTTTAGTTGATGTACAATCAAGTCAAGCAGACTTCGTTTCTGTTATTACTGAAGCTCAAAGTTTAGTTGATAATTTATTAGGAACATATATAACTAATCTTGATTTAACTGAAACTTCTACTCCAATTGATTCTGCAATAGGTGTCGGTGTATTTAATAGATTTAGAAAAGACGGTGGATATAGTAGTGATACACTTAGTGCTACAGCTAACTTTGTAACAACAATGCAAGAAACATCAATCATACTTGATCTTCCTGTTGGTAATGCTGAATTTAATCCTGTTATTACTGAAAGTGAATCAGTAGATGAAGCATCTATAAGAACTGTTGTTGCTAATAGAAACTTAATTGAATTAATTGTACCTGACGATAATCTTGATGCAATTTATACTACAAATAAAGCAGTATGGGAAATTGTATATACTAATACTTTAGTTTTAGCACAGGCTGAATTCAATCCAATTATCGATGAAACAGTATTATTAATAGATATACCTGTAGCTACAGCACTAATTAATACTTTACAATTAGAAACCAGTACCGCAAGTGATACTTCAAATAGAGGTGTATCAGTATCAAGAAGCTTAATTGAAACCATTATAACAGATGAATCTTCAACAAGATACCAAGATGCTTATGGTATTATGCTTGAAAATCTTAATGCAGTTGATTTCTTAGCTGAATGGATGCAACAGGTTATGGATTATGAATTAATCTCTTCAGGATTTTCATCAGGTATCTCAACATTTGATATAGAAGATACGAATATATATGCTGATGAAATAGTAGTAACCTACGATGTATAAATAGTTAATACTTATTATTTTATAAATAATAATACTAAATTTAGGAAAGCAAAATGGCAGCAACATCAAGACAAGATTTAATAGAATATTGCTTAAGATCTTTAGGAGATCCCGTAGTCGAAATTAACGTAGATGACGAACAAGTTGAAGATAGGGTTGATGAAGCAATAGAATATTGGAGACAATATCACTATGATGGTATTGAAAGAATATATCTTAAACAAAGAATTACTGCTTCTCATATTACTATAACTACCGCAATTGGTGAAAATTTTAATTTAGCTGAAAAGGTTGTTGGTTCAGTATCTGGTGCTACCGCAGAAATTACACGAGAAGCAGATGTTGGTGTAGACGGTATTGGTTATTCACAATCTGAAGGTACAGATTTGATTGTACGAAAAGTTACTGGAACATTTACTGATGGCGAAACAATTACTGGTGATGATTCTGGAACCATAGCAACTTTAGCTCCAACAAACGCAGTAACTCTTGGTACATATGATCTTAAATATATGGATCTTCCAGATACCATTTACGGTATTAATAGAGTTATGCCATTATCTGGTGTTACTTCATCAAAAAACTTATTTGATCTTCAGTATCAATTACGATTAAATGATTTGTATGATCTAACATCTACTTCCATTATATACTACAAACAAGTTATGGGTCATTTAGCTTTATTAGATTTAGAATTAAATGGTCATGTATTATATAGATTTAATAGAATGCAAGGCAGATTATACTTAGATATTAACTGGGATACTGATTTAATTTTAGGTGAATACATTGTGATTGAATGTTATAGAGCATTAGATCCTACTTCTTGGATTAAGATATGGAATGAACCATGGTTAAAACACTATACAACAGCACTTATTAAACGCCAATGGGCAGTTAATATTAAAAAGTTCTCTGGCATTTCATTACCAGGTGGAGTAACTTTAGATGGTAATCAACTTTATGACGAAGCAATGAATGAAATTAATCAATTAGAAGAAGAACTGGTTGTTAAATCTGCTCCGCTTGAATTCTTTTTAGGATAACTGATGGCCAGAAATCCGTATTTTACGCATGGTACTTCTGCAGAACAAGATTTGCATGAAGATATTATAATAGAATCCATACAAATGTATGGCCAAGATTTTTATTATATACCAAGAACTCTTGTAGCTAAAGACGAAATACTCGGAGAAGATCGATTATCTGAGTTTAAAAATGCGTATCCAATTGAAATGTATCTTGAATCTGATTCTGGATTTGAAGGTCAAGGCATGTTCATCCAACGATTTGGTGGTATGATGGTTGAACAAAGTGCTACACTAACTGTTGCTCGTAAAACATGGAGCAATTTAGTAGATATTCATGGCAAAACAATTATCCCTGGTAGACCGAATGAAGGAGATTTATTATACTTTCCTCTTACCGATGGTCTATTTGAAATTAAGTTTGTACAACATCAAGATCCTTTCTATCAAATAGGTAAACTATTCATTTATAAACTTGAAGTTGAATTGTTCCAGTATTCATCAGAAAGATTATCAACAGGTATTGAACAAATTGATGACTTTGAATCGCTCAAATCATTCTCAACCGATATTGTTTCTGATGGCACTTTATCTGAAATTTCTATGGTAACATTAGGTTCTGGATACACTTCACTTCCAACAGTTACGATTGAAGAACCAGAAAATACTGCTACTGCTACTGCCACCGCTATTGCAACTATTACAGGTGGAAGTATTAGCGGCGTTACTCTATCTTATAGAGGTACTGAATATACTTCAGCTCCATTAGTAACATTTAGTGCACCTCCTGCAGGAGTTACTGCTACAGGTACTGCCTCTTATGCAAATGGAGAGGTTACCAGTATCACTGTAACAAATACTGGATCTGGTTATGTTACTGCACCAACCATTACTATTGATGCACCATCAATATATCAAACAGCAACAGGAACTGCTGTATTAGGTACTGGTGTTTATAGTGATAAAGTATTCTCAATTACATTAGATACTCCAGGATTAGGTTATACATCTATTCCAACCATTACTTTATCAGGTGGTGGTACAGTCGATCAAGCAACCGCTACTGCTAAGATACTAAATATTGATACACAAGATTCATTTGGTGATAATAATTCATTCAAAGAAGAAGCAGCAGATGTTCTATTTACGGAAGATAATCCGTTTGGAGAAATTAGTTAATGCTTAATAATAATACCTATTACCACGAAGCTATTAGAAAATCTATTGTTGCTTTTGGCAGATTGTTTTCAGATATTCGAATTATAAGAAAAAATGATGACAATAGTGTTGAACAAACTATTAAAGTACCTTTAGCTTATGCTCCAAAAGAAAAATGGCTAGTACGGTTAGATAGTGATCCAGGTTTAAATAACTATACTTACGTTTCATTACCAAGAATGTCGTTTGAAATTGTAAGTTATGCCTATGATCCTTCAAGAAAAACAAACAAATTAAATAGAATTACCTGTGAAAATTTAAATGGTACTAATAAAAAGAGTGTATTTAGTCCTGCACCATATAATATTGATATTAGTATGTATATTATATCAAAAACACAAGAAGATGGTATGCAAATATTAGAGCAAATACTTCCAATATTTACTCCTGAATACACATTGTCAGTAAATGCTTTACCTGATTTAAATATAAAACAATCCGTTCCTATTATATTAAATTCAGTTATGGTAAACGATGAATATGATGGTGACTTTCAGACAAGACGATTCGTTACTCATACATTAAATTTCCAAATGAAAACTAATGTTTATGGTAATGTTAATGACCAAGGTATTATTACTACATCATTAGCTAATCTTTCTGAACCAGATAGAAATTATACTGCTACTGGTACTACACCAGACGATCCAATTGTTGAAAATTGGGAAGATGACTTTTAATGGCTCAAATATGTCTTGGTAACTCTCAGCTAAAATCAGCTGGAGTATCAATACCATTTACAAAAGAAAATGTAGAGGAATATGCTCTATGTGCTAAAGATCCAGTCTACTTTATAGAAAATTATTGTAAGATTATATCTTTGGATATGGGTCTAATTCCCTTTAAATTATATGAGTGTCAAGTCGAAAAGGTGAAAGTAATACATGAAAATCGTAAAGTTATTCTTATGGAAGGTCGGCAACAAGGTAAAACTACCACAAGTGCTGCGTATATATTATGGTATACTATATTTCAAGATTCGAAAACGGTCGCCATATTGGCAAACAAAGCCACAGCAGCACGCGAGGTATTAAATAGATACCAATTAATGTATGAAAATTTGCCTAAATGGATGCAACAAGGCGTTACAGTATGGAATAAAGGTGATATTGAATTAGAAAATAATAGTAAAGTATTTACTGCTGCTACATCTGCTTCAGGTATTCGAGGTAAATCAGTTAACATGTTATATGTTGATGAAACAGCTATTATACCAAATAATGTAGCGGAACAGTTTTTTACTTCAGTATATCCTACAATTTCTGCTGGTGAAACAACAAAGATATTATTATCATCTACTCCATTAGGATATAATCATTTCTGGAGATATTGGAATGATGCTGAAAATGGTAAGAATGATTTTGTTCCATTGTTTATACCCTATTGGAAAATACCTGGTAGGGATGAAAAATGGGCACAAGAACAAAAGAATATGCTCGGAGAACTTAAATATAACCAAGAAGTGTTATGTACTTTTCTCGGTTCAAGTTTAACTTTAGTCAGTGCTGATATTATATCAAAGCTAAAACCTAAAGATTATAAATATAGTAAAGATGGATTAGATGTATTCGATGAACCTGTAAAAGATCACACCTATGTTATGGTGGTTGATACAGCTAAAGGTGTTGGTGCTGATTATTCTGCATTTAATATTATCGATGTATCTCAAGTACCATATGTACAAGTAGCAAAATATAGAGACAATAAAATTAGTCCGTTGCTATATCCAACTATTATACATAAAATAGCAACAGAATATAATAACGCATACGTTTTAATAGAAATTAACTCTAGTGAACAAGTACCTTCTATATTATACAGTGAACTAGAGTATGAAAATATACTTTTTGTTAATAGAGGTTCTAATGGTCAAGTGATTTCTGGTGGTTTTGGCGGAGGTCAAACTCAATTAGGAGTTCAAACTGATAAAAAAGTAAAAAGAATTGGATGTTCCAATTTTAAATCAATGGTTGAAGAGAATAAGTTACTTATACAAGATGCAGACACCATTGCTGAAATATCAACGTTTATTGAAAGAAGAGGGTCTTATTCTGCCGATGAAGGTTATAATGATGATTTGGTTATGACATTAGTTTTATTTAGTTGGTTAACATCTAACCCATATTTTAAAGATCTAAATAATGTTAATATGAGACAAGAAATGTATGAGTCTCAGATTAAACAAATAGAAGATGAAATGACCCCATTTGGATTTGTAAATGATGGTCAAGATGATCCCGCTGAAGAAGTTTTAATGAATTTTTAATATATATAAATAACATGTATAGAGGTAACTCTAGTTCAATTAATTAAGGAGAAACACAATGGCGTTTCAATTATCTCCAGGAGTAGCCGTAACAGAACAGGACTTGACTTCAATTGTCCCTGCAGTGTCTACGTCGACAGGTGCGTTTGCTGGTGCATTTCAGTGGGGTCCTATCGAAGATCCAGTTACTATTTCATCAGAGAATGTTTTAGTAGAGAGATTCGGTAAACCTGTTTCAGGTAATGCTCAATCATTCTTTACCGCAGCTAACTTCCTATCATATACAAATAATCTGTTAGTTGTTAGATCAGATTCAACTAATACGAAAAATGCAGTAGCAACACAAACAGGAGCTTTAACTGGAATTACTGTATCACAACCTGGTGATTCTTATATTTCAGCTCCTGCTATTACAATTAGTGCTCCTGATATTTCAGGTGGTGTACAAGCTGTAGCAACCTGTGTATTAGACGGTGATGCTGTAGGTGATATTACTATAGTTACTGCTGGTTCTGGATACACTTCACCTCCAACAATAGCATTTGATGCTTCTGCTGGTACTGATGCAGAAGGTACTGCTACTGTAGCTACTGCTGGTGTTAAAATTAAAAACTTTGATGAATACAATGACACATATGTCAATGGTGCTGGTGTTGTTGGTGAGTGGGCTGCTAAATTTGCAGGTGCTCTAGGAAATTCTATTAAAGTAGAAATGGCAGATTCACAAGATTATACTGGTTGGAATTATGAAGCAGAATTTGATTCAGCTCCTGCTACTTCAGAATATGTATCTTCAGTTGGTGGTAGTAATGATGAATTACATATCATTGTTATAGATGAAGATGGATTATGGACAGGTACTGCTGGTACTATCTTAGAAAGATTTTCATATGTTTCTAAAGCGTCTGATGCTAAAAAAACAGATGGTTCAAACAACTATTACAAAAATGTAATTAATGCAAATTCAAAATATATTTGGTGGATGGATCACACTACAGGTGTTGCTACAACAACAGGTGGTTCTGGTACTGGTGTAAATTGGGGATTAACTGCAGCTAATAATGACTTTAAAGATATGTCAGCAGTTTCATCAATTTCATTAACTGGTGGTGTAGATGATTTAACTTCTACAGACGGTCAATTACAAACAGCTTATGCTATATTTGCTAACGATGAATTATATGATATTTCATTGCTTCCAATTGGTAAAGCTTCAGCAACTGTTGCAACTTATGTAATTAATAACGTT